TCATAAAACTATTAATTATGGCAGGAGCTATTGAAACAGGTGGTTTGTTAAATTTTCAGTTGCAGCCTAGTGCGCAGCAGATTACTACTCAAACTAACTACATTAGTAACTTTGATTTTTTAAGTACATATCTACCAGATACGTATGAAAAAGAATTCGAACGTTACGGAAACAGAACAGTATCATCATTCTTAAGAATGGTAGGTGCTGAAATGCCGTCTAACTCAGATATGGTAAAGTGGGCGGAACAAGGAAGATTACATACTAAGTATACTGGAGTTACTCTAGCTACTTATGTAGGTAACGAAACTACGCAAGTATTAACAGTGCCAGCAGGACAAATCGACCCAGCTACTCAGCCTTCTACAGGTGTAGCAGGAGGGATTGCAATCAGAATTGGTCAAACAATTATGATTTCTGATGAAACTGCAGCGTCAACTTTTAGTAACAAAGCAGTTGTAACAAACGTAAATTATGCTACTAGAGCAATTACTGTTGCATATTACGAAGCTACTCAAGCTGCTTATGCTAATGCTTCAACAGTATCTATATTTGTATATGGGTCTGAATTCAGAAAAGGAACTCCTACAATGGCAGAAACTTTAATTTCTGATGACTCTATATTCAGTAATTCACCAATTATCCTAAAAGACACTTACAGTATTGCAGGTTCTGATATGGCTCAAATTGGATGGATTGAGATATCTGGAGAAGATGGAGCTAATGGATACTTATGGTATTTAAAATCTGAACACGACACAAGATTACGTTTTGATGACTACTTAGAAACAGCAATGATTGAGGCAGTACCAGCGGTAGCAGGTTCTGGAGCAGCAGCTGCGGTTTCACCAGTAGGAAACAAGGGTACTGAAGGTGTATTCCACGTTGTTGGAACAAGAGGTAATGTATGGTCTGGAGGTAATCCAGTTGCATTAGGTGAGTTTGACTTAATTATCGAAAGATTAGATAAGCAAGGTTCTATTGAAGAAAATGTTATTTTCTTAAACAGAAACTTTGGTTTTGATATTGACGATATGTTAGCTTCTCAAAATTCATATGGTGCCAATGGTACTTCATACGGATTATTTGACAATGATGAGGAAATGGCGTTAAACTTAGGTTTCAGAGGATTCCGTAGAGGATATGATTTCTACAAGTCTGACTGGAAATACTTAAATGACCCAACAATGAGAGGTGGTTTAGTTGGTGGAACTATTAATGGATTAATGGTACCAGCAGGTTCAACTACTGTATATGACCAAGTTTTAGGTAAAAATGCTAAGAGACCATTCTTACACGTTAGATATAGAGCTTCAGAAACTGAAGACAGAAGATATAAAACGTGGATTACTGGAGGAGCAGGAGGAGCTACTACAAGTGGTGATGACGTGATGAACGTTAACTTCTTATCTGAAAGATGTGTATGTACTTTAGGTGCTAACAACTTCTTCTTATTCAAGTCGTAAGGAGGTAATTACTAAGGGGAGGGGTTCGCTCCTCCCTTTTTTTTTAATCAAATTAAATTAAATATAATGAAAAAGAAAATTTTAAAAAACGAAACGTATGTATTGATGGATGGTAATGCACCACTATCATTTATGCTAGCATCTCATCATAATAAAAGAAACTCTCTTTTATATTGGGATGAAGAAAAACAACAAAACAGAGAACTCTGTTATTCAAGAAATCAAAAATCAATTTTTGCAGACGAACAAGATGGTAATAAAGTATTAGAGCCTATTGTCTTTGAAGATGGATTTTTAAACGTACCTAAAAACAATCCTAATTTACAAATGTTTTTAGAGTTTCACCCTGGATATGAAAGAGTATTTAGAAAAGTAGATACTGAGTCTGATGCACGACAAGATGTTGAAGTTTTAAATGCTCAAGTAGATGCATTGGTTGAAGCTAGGTCATTAGAAATAGAACAGTTAGAACAAGTTTCTAAAGTATTATTTGGTATTGATGTATCAAAGGTTTCAACAGCTGAATTAAAACGTGATGTTTTAGTATATGCTAAAAACGACCCAGAAGGATTTTTATCTGTACTTAAAGACCCTATGTTAAAACTACAAGCTAAAGTTCAAACATTTTTTGATAATGGCTTATTAGTACAAAAAGGTAAAGACGTACACTTTAACACCAAGTCTAATAAAAAAAGAATGCTTACAGTACCTTTTGGTGAAGAAACCAATTACATTGTATCCTCTTATTTTAAATCTGACGAAGGTATAGAGTCGTTAAAGCTTTTAGAATCCAAAGGAAAAATTTCTAAAAAATAACACTAGAAGAGACTACTCAAAGTAGTCTCTTTTTTTTGCTTATCTTTGTTCTTTAATAATTAATATAAATAAAGATATGGCAAAATATATTTCATTTGGTGAGTCTTTAGTTGTGGATTCAGGAGTCCAGACTAATGTAGCGCCAGCAACAGGTACAGCGAATGCTGATGGTATTGTAACTGGAACGCAAACTGCGTCTACAGGTACAACAATAACTGTTGTTGGAGGAACCTTCGTAACTTCTGGGATATTGGCAAATGATATTGTTGCCGATACTACTAACAATGCGTTAATAGGAACTGTATCAGTAGTAACTGATAATAATAATTTACAAATTACTGGTGGAACTTTTCCTAATGGTGCTAACTTTAGTATAGTCAGACCTAATGTATTGTTTGATACTGCAGGTAATTTTACTAGTTTAGGTGTAGCAATAGGAGATACAGTAACTAATTCTGTAACATCTGCAACTGCAACTGTAACTGCATTAAACTCTAACAACCCTTCTGTACCTTTAGCAGGGCAAGCATTAACTTTAAGTGCTAACATATTTGGAAGTGCTTATGCAGACATAGATGATGCATACATTGTTTCTGCTCCAGCTGACCAATTATTTGATAATGGTCAAAACTTTTTAACTACAGTAGCTGTAAAAGATGAGGTGATAAATACAGGAGCTTCTCCAGACACAAGTGCTAGAGTTATAGAAGTTCTTGGTGACTTTAGATTAAAATTAAGTGATAGTATAATGAGTACTGGAGATACATTTAATATCTATTCAGACACAAGAGCATTACAAAGATTTGTTCCTATATCTGGAATAATGTTTGTAAATCCAGTAGATGATTTAAGTACTGATTTATATATGAGTGGTGATTGGAAAATTACTTTAACTCACGATGCAGTAACACAAATTAATAGTCCTATGGTTGCAGCATTTCAAGATGCTATGCTTAAAGCAGCATCTGGAGCAACTGGAGCTGTAAGAGTTGAGTTACCACCTACAGTTTACATTACTGACGTAACGGTTGCTTAATATAAATTAACTAACTTAAGAAAGAGGCATAAATTTAATGCCTCTTTTTTTTTGTTTATCTTTGTACAAACGATTACAGATGATTAACTCAGTAAGAAATACAGTATTAGCAATATTAAATAAAAACAACTATGGTTATATTGCTCCTAACGATTTTAATTTATATGCTAAACAAGCGCAATTAGATTTATTTGAAGATTTATTTTATGAATATAACTATCAAATAATAAAAGAAAATGCACGTCAGTCTGGGACTGGTTATGCTGATATATCTAAAGGAATTGTTGAAGTAATTGATTTGTTTTCTGTTACAGCAACTTTAGCAAATATTGCTAATAACACATATACTTTACCATCAGATTATTATTTGATTAATAAAGTTTTATGTTTTGATACAGCTGGAACTACATATACTGGTGAAGCAGAAAGAGCTAGTCATAGTAAAATTACTTTATTAAACAATTCTAACTTAACAGCTCCAACTACTACATATCCTGCATACACAACAGAAGGGTCTGTATTAACTGTTTTTCCATCTAGTATTACTGGCGCTAATCAAGTCAAGGCGCAGTATATAAGATATCCTTTACCACCTGTATGGACATATTTAAACGTTACTGGAGGAGAGCCTGTTTTTGATGCTAGTTCCGCATCTTATCAAGACTTTGAATTGTCGGCAGATTACGAGCCAGATTTAGTAGTTAAAATATTAGGATATGCTGGCGTATCAATTAGAGAAGAACAAGTTGTACAATATGCAAACACACAAGACCAACTAGAAAATAATTCAGAACAATAATGGCATACTTAAACGATTATAAATATTACGAAAATAGTGGGGTAGAACCAAAAAATGCAAATTGGGGTTCTTATCAATACGTTAGTTTAGCTGATATAGTAAACAATTTTTTGTTAATGTATGACGGAAATCATTCATTAGTAAATAATGAAGAAAGATATAAAATTTTATTTCACGCAAAAAGAGCTATACAAGAATTAAACTATGATGCATTTAAAGAAATAAAAGTTTTAGAATTAAGTGTTGGAGAATTATTAAGATTTATTTTACCACAAGATTATGTTAATTGGGTAAGAATTTCTATGTTAGATGATAACGGAGTTTTAAGACCTTTAACAGAAAACATTCAAATTAATTCTTCGTCTGCATATTTACAAGACCAGGCTACAAATATTTTATTTGATGAGTTGGGTAATATTTTAAAACCAGAATTTTCAGAATTAGATTTTGATAGAATAAAACAAAAAGATAGAACAATGTATCTTAATCAAGGCGCAATGTTTGATGGTTTGCTTGGATACCAGCATAATGGGTGTTGGTACTTTGACTATTCTTATGGAAGGTCTATGTATGGATTAAATACTGAAACCGCTAATGCAAATCCTACATTTAGAATTGATTCTAAGAAAGGGGTTATAAATTTTAGTTCTAATATGAGAAATCAATTATGCATATTAGAATATGTTTCTGATGGAATGGAAGGTGGGATAGATAGCGAGATTACTGTCAACAAATTATTTGAAGATTACGTATACGCTTATATTCAATATGCTATATTAAATAGTAAATTAAATGTTCAAGAATACATCGTTAATAGAGCTAAGAAAAACAAAAGTGCTTTATTAAGAAATGCAAAGATAAGAATGAGTAATATACATCCAGGTAGACTCTTGATGAATATGAGAGGAAAAGATAAGTGGATAAAATAATATGGCTAAAACTTTAAGAAACTTTATACAAGGACGAATGAATAAAAGCGTTGATGAACGATTAGTTCCTCAAGGCGAATATATTGATGCGTTAAATGTTAGGCTTGGTTCTACAGAAAATTCTGAAATTGGTTCAGTAGAAAACTCAAAAGGTAATGAATTATTAATTACTCCAGAGTATCCAAGTGGAACTACATATGGGTTTAAAACATTAGGGTCTTTTGCTGACACAGCTAATGAAACTATATATTGGTTTGTTCACGCTGATGCCACTGGTTTAGGCGCAACTAACGTTTTAGATATAGTTTTATCTTACAATATAATTACTAAAGTTACAACTTACCATATGATAAGTATTGATGATGGTAGTGGTACACAATCAACATTAAATTTTACAGATAAATATTTAATTAACGGAATTAATAAAGTAAATAATCTAGTATTTTTTACTGACAATTACAATCCTCCTAGATTTTTTGACGTTACAAAAAACTATGAAAATCCTACAGCAGGTAACATTGACCAATTTACGGCTGAAGAAATTTTAGTTATTAAGAAGCCACCAATGAATGCTCCGTCTATAGAATTAATTAATATTGTAAATAACGAAACTTATTTAGAAGAAAGATTAATTTGTTTTGCTTATAGATATAGATATGCAAATGACGAATACTCTGCTACCTCACAATTTACTCAACCAGCTTTTGACCCTAAATCATTTAATTTAAGTTTAGAAAGCGGTTTAAATGAAGGTATGGTAAACGAGTATAATGCTGTTAATTTATCTTACAATACAGGAAGTTCATTAGTTAAAGAAATACAAATACTTTTTAAAGAAGCTGATAAAAATATAATAAAAGTTATAGAGTCTTTTAATAAAGAAGAATTAGGTTTGGGTGATAATAACACAGAAACAGTTCTTTTTGATAACAGTAAAATATTTACAATTTTAGAAGACTCAGAAATTTTAAGGCTATATGATAATGTTCCTTTATTAGCAAAATCTCAAACATTAATGGGTAATAGATTAATGTACGGTAATTACTATGAAGGTTATGATTTAGTAGATTCTGTTGATGAGCCTATTATTTTTAATTATGTAACTGCACTGGATTCTACAATAATTAACGAAACAGACTTGCCTATAACAAAACAAAATGCAACTATAGATATGGATTGTACATCTGGCTCTCCAGTTCCTTATACGGTAACTGATGGTCAAATGATAGTGTATCTAACTGAAGATGGGTTAGTCACAGGAACACCATTAGTTTTAAAGCAAGGTGCTTCGTTGGTTATGGATATAAGCTTTAATCATCAAGGTTTTAGTGGTAATGTTTCTGGTTCTTTTACACCGCCAGATGCTTCTGGAGCTGTTAACAATTTACAAATTGAATTTGTTTTTCCAAGAGATTACACGAGTGCTTTTGATTTAGCTACTAGTAGTGAGTTTATACAGTATATTGGCTCACCAACAAACTATACTACAGTTCAAAATTGTGCAGATGGAGTAAACGTTTCATCAGTTTTTAATTGTACAGTTCCTCAAAATTTAGTTAATGCTAGTGGAGGAAGTAGTACTACTTTAACAAAATGTTGGAGTGGAACAAGCGACCCTTTTTGTACTGGAGGTACACCGACTCAAGACACAGCATTTGCAAATTTAGGAATTGTAACAAGTTCAACAGACGCTAATGTTATAGGTATTAAATTAATGGCTATGGCTTATGTTGACACTTGTGTTTATGCTGGAGGAGCAACTGCTTCTCAAGTAGTTTTTAATTATTATAAAATTGTTTCTTCAGACGCTGCATATAAAGACATTTCTAATCCTAAAACTTTAAAAAGTAATAGAAACTATGAAACCGCTATAGTTTATATGGATGACTTTGGACGAAGCTCTACTCCTATTGTAAGTCCACAAAATACTATTCCAGTTCCTTGTAGTGCAGCCACTTCAGTAAATAAAATTAAAGTAACAATCCCTGTAGCAATGAAAGCTCCTAAGTGGGCAAGCAAATATAAATTTGTTATTCAACCAGATAGAGATACGTACAATACTATTTATACTAGTATATTCTTTTTAGACCCCAACTCAACCAGAGTATGGTGTTTATTAGATGGAGAGAACGCACAAAAAGTTGAAAAAGGTGATAGACTTATAGTTAAAAGAGATACATTGGGTGTTCAAACAAATTGTGTATACGCTACTGTATTAGAAAAAGAAGCACAAGTAAAAGACTTTATAACAATTCCAATTGAAGGAACTAGTCCTTCTCGTAATGTAGCTATACCTTCTGGTTCTTATATGGCGTTAACACCATCAAACTGGTCTGCTGCTACTGACAACAATAATATTTATAATCCAGGTAGTGGAGCTTTATCTTCTGATTGTCCTGGAGGAGGAGGTAATTGGGAAAATCCAAATGAAGGAGGTGGTAATGCTGTAACTGCATATTATCCGTTTTCAAACGAAAACCCTGCTGGTGATGGTACTACAGCAAACCCAGATTATATTGATGTAGATGTTCCTCAAGGAAGTGTGATTAATTGGTATATGAAATTTGAAAGACGTGGACCTGGTGATGGAAACAGAAGTTGCGAAAGAGTTGTGTATACATTAGACTTACGTGGTTTAGTAGCTAGAAATTCATATGCAAATGTGTATGATTGGTTTATTGGAGATAATATTGAATCTCAATTAAATTCTGGAACTTGGGATGTAGGAGATAGCGGAAGTAATGGTAATTTTATTTTCGAT